GAAGTACGAAGGCAGCCCCTTGTAGTGGATGCTGTGTTCTGCCCAGAGGTTCTCACCGCAGATGCGCCAGTCCTCAGGGATTTCGTAGGAGATGCTGGACCAGATTTGCTTGACCCACGCGCGATCCTCACCGCCTCGGCTGTCAATGCTGCGGGCGTGAATGTGATCGCGGTACATGGTAGTGTTCTCACCATCCATCTTCTCGGTAACGATGACGCGCTTGCCTTCAAAGGCAGACAGATCACGGATTACCCGGTCGTCATCATGAACGCCAGGAGACCAAGGAAGATGATTGGTGCGGGGATACTTTACGTAAGGCGTGAAGAGCGGAAGAACTCCGCCTTCCTTCAGAACCTTCTGGACGGATTCATCGTTGAACAGCTCGCCCTTACCGCGCTTGCCATTCTCGAGAACTGGGTTGCCCCACTTGTCGTAGATGTGATCGTCGTAGAAGTGAGGAGGAACCCAAATCTTTGAGATTCGGCAAGCGTGGCGAACGTCCTCGACAGAGATTACGGTTCGCTCACAGGCGAGGTGGTGCTCTTCACAGACAGACGCACCATTCTCAAGGTAGTAGCCGCCATCCGGCCAGAGGCGACGCTCAATGATGTGGTGCGCGTCTGCCGCAGGGCGATCGCAGAAGACACATTTGTGCCCATCACGGGCGAATACGCCTTCACGAAACTGATCACGACTGAGAAGTTTAGGTTCCATGCTTTTATCTTAACACGCATGGAACAGGATGTAAACTGCTTCGTGCGTTAATCTTCGTCTTCGTCTTCGTCTTCTTCCGGCTCTGGGGCTTCAAGGCCCTTATCTGCAGGAGGGTTAAGGTATTCGACGGCTTGGTGCGGAGTGATCTTGCGCTTCTTCTTGAGGCTCTTGACCAGAGAAGTTGGATCTTCACCCGTATCAAACTCGACCATGTCGGCTTCTGATTGACCAGCTAGGCAGGCTCGAAGGCTCCACGCGCCAGTCTCAGGGTTGATGACGTACTGGAGGGTGAGCTTGAGACCACCGAGATCTTCATTCTTCGTGAGAAGCGTTACCTTGCGGGTCTTGCCGAAGGCGTACATTTCCTTGCTGGACTTCTTGAAGCCCTGAGCTTGGGAAACAGAACCAACATCCTCTTCTTCAGTCTCACCAGACTCGTCTTCATCCTCGTCTGTTTCGTCCTCGTCGGTGCCTTCGTCCTTGTCCTCTTCAGCATCATCTGCTTCAGTAGGCTCTTGGTCTTCAAGCTCATCGTCCTCAGCAGGAGGAACGTCCTTCTCAGATTCTTCTTCGTCTGAAGGAGCCTTTTCGACATCGTTCTCGACGTCTTCAGTTTCGTCCTTAGCCTCTTTCAGGCTGTGCAGTTCTTGAAGTAGTCCCATCAGAAGTTCACCATGTCGTTTAGAAGCTTCACGGTTTCGCCGTGACGAGTGAGCGAGTCATAGAATGCCATGCACACGTGCAGACGACTCAGTTCCATGTCAAACAGATTGCTTCCATCAGTTACGTCACCCTTACGAGCAGCGATAATGCCGATCATCTTGTGAATCTCTTCAAGGAAGAACGCTGCATCATTCGTGTAGAGCGCTACCTTAATGTCAGGAGTGATGATCTGGTTGTAGATGTCATTGTAGAGCATGAAATGGTCCTTTGTTCAGGTTCTATTTATTTCGCAAAATACTTGCGCGTGGTATCAGGATTGATCTTAACATTTGATATTTATCCGTCACGGATAGTCATAACGACAGAAAGCGTTGGCTTCGCTCGTGTCTGAACTCTTCCACTCAGTCGTAAGGTAGAATCCCGCGCGCTCATAGGATGGCCATGATGTCTTGCGTGGGAAGCTCCAGCAGTACTTGGCGCTCATGTTGGCACCGCGCTCAATGGTGTCCTTCAGCAGGGCCGTGCCGAAACCTCTGCCTCTGTATTCCGGATCTACCCAAAGGCCCCGGGACCGGAATGAACCGTCTGAGCAGAGATGGCCACTGTTTACGCCAACAAGCTTGTCATCCTCCATCACACCCAGATAATACACGGGCAGATTGAAGTGATCCATGCTGTGGCCTTCGAGGTACAACATCGCGCTCTGTGGCTCGATGAGTGCACGACCAGCCCAGAGCTTTGTCTCCCATACGGTCTTTATCTTATCGAAGGGTAGCTTGACTATACGCATTGAAAACGATCCTTGACACTATCCCAGAAAAATCTCCCAAGGCTGCTGTTAAAGGCTGCGCCAGGGTGAATGCCGTCTCGCGCATAGTTGTCAGAGGATGTGTGAATGCTGTTTTTGGAAGTTGGCAAACACCATCCGAACTGAAAATGCAGCACGTTGATATTTTGGCATCGATTAAGAGCCTGCAGCTCGTTAGCCCCTTCTCCCCACATAACCATCGTGACATCGCTGGATTTTGCAAACATGTCAGCATAGTTTAGTCCACGCTCGAACTGCAACAGTTGGAAAAATTCATCTCCCAGCAGGTCGATCTGATCACCTGCTCCGTGCATGGTCCAGGTCTTAATCGCCCCGGTCTGAAAGACATATTCTAGCCGTGAGAAGGGCGGAGTGTGAATGAACACATGCGCTGGCTGCCCAAACTCTAGGGTGAAGGCGTGCAGTAGGTCGAGCTGGCTTAGCAGACCGCGACCACCAAGAGACAGATTCCAATACGGAATCTTCTTTCCGGTCACGAGTCGTATCTTGTTTAGAAGCTGTTGGGACCAGCGGGCTTCTGCTGGTATGCCTACGCCTTCAGTAATGCTGCACCCTAGAAATATAATGGGCAGCTCTGATGACAGATCGAACTCATCGCACCTGAAGCCAAATGAGTTGAAGGAGTATTGGAATGGTGGGTAGTTTTTGTTGCGCTTGGGATTGTCGGGCGTATCAGTATCAGACCAATCTAGGATGGTATTGGCGCGTTCAGCGATGGCAGGGTACCGAAGTTCCACATGATCTCTGAACGCGCCCATACTTTATACGATCTCTAGACTTGTCCCACACTCATTGCAGAACTTTGCAGTCGCCTTATTTACCTTGCCGCACGAGGTGCAGGTAGGCTTGTGCTTCACGGTGATCGCCTGTTGTACCTTCTTCTGTCCAACTTCACCAAGCAGCTTGATGACCATGACGTGCTTGACGCCGTCAAGTGCACTGATGTAGCCCTCAACAAACTTCTGCTCAGAGATAGAACCAGCAGCGGTGATGCCGGCTTCGTTCTTGACAGGAGCTTCGATGGACTTTGTACGAGCACCGGTGTTAGGAGCGATGCCGCGGGCAGACAAGTTAGCGCTTACTGGTGCTGACGTGTTGGTCACGGAGAACTGATTTACAGACGCCATGGCTCCGCTAGTGTGAGCAAGGCAGTCAGAAACAGCAACACCTGGGTGACCATTATATGGGACAGCAGAGCTGCCATACCAGATTCCTGGGTTGTCTGGCTTCCATTCCCAATGGCCTGGAGAGACGTAAGGAACGCTCTTGATTGGGGTAGGAGCACGCTCGAACTCAAACTGAACTCGGATCAAACCGTCTTCAGCTTGAGGTCCGCCACGGTGCGCTTCGACGCGACCGGTGCGCTCAATGAACTTGAAGCGGTTGCCCATGGACTTGTTGCCGTTCTTGATGAAGCGCTCGATCTCGATGGAGCTATTTGCCTGCACGACAAAGCTGTCGCCCTCAGCGATATCGTTCCCGTCGATCTCGATGCTTACGAGACAGCGAACTGAGTTCATATTTTTGATGAAGATCGTGTATTCGGTTCCGAACGGTAGATAGACCGTATCGCCAAGTTCACGAAGGACTTTGCCATTGGATTTTACAGCTATGGCCAGCTTGTCTGAATACATCACGAATATCTTTCCTTTTTCTACAGACGTCCGACTAGCGCCTTGAAATTAAAGTCGGAAAAGGTGTCAGCGTTGCTGACTGGGTATTTATCCGGCGCCCAATCAGCAAAAAGGGGCCCCGAAGGACCCCAAGGCTTGCGACGCGTTTATTGTTATTCGAGGCCGGCTAGCTGATCCTTGATGTGCTTCATCGCCTTAGCGATTGGCATCTTGCTGTCAGACATAGAGAGCTTCTTCAGGGTGTCATATGCTGCCTGAAGGTGAGCGCGTTGATCCTCAGCAGCTGGTTCTGTTGGTTCAGCTTCTGGTTCTTCACCGGTTTTCTTAGAGTCAAGTGCCGCTTGGGAAAGCTTTCCTTCAGCGTCCTTGATGTGGTCGTGTGCTGGCTCTTCGGCTGGCTTCTGCTTTGCCGCGGCCTGCTTCTTAGCGTGAGCGCGTTCTAGACGAGCTTGTTCTTTTTCTCTTGCCTCAGCATCGATCTTAGCAGCATCACCCCATTGATCGGTGATCTGCTTAAGCTCTTCATGGCTTGGATAGCTGAGGACGATGCCTGGGTTCAGAGCGATCGAAACGTCGTGAAGGTTCTTCCATGCCTTATCAACGGCTGGCTGAATCTTTCGTGCCTTGCTGTTGCTCAGCGACATGACGTAGAACTTGTGGTTCATCATCTTCTTCAGAGCTTCACGAGCAGCGTTAGGATCGGCCTTAGCTGCAGTGAGTGCGTCTGAGATTGACTGAGGAACGTTCAGCAGAACAGTTACGTCGTGCGCGTTGTTGGCCGGAGTGATGAGCTGCTTGAAGTTGTAGCCCGGCTGAAGAGCTTCAATCTCTTCGATGCCCTCATCAGAGGTTCTGTTTGGGTGGTTAGCTACCGCGAGGACCTTGTCGTCCGACAGTCCATCAACAAACTTACCACCACCGCCCTTAGAAAGGTAGAGGTTGGCAAGATCGTCTGCGTTCATACGCAGAACGTAGCGCATGTTACCGGAGCCGGCCTGACGAATCTTGTCAGCAAAAGCGGTTAGAAGTGGAACGTCACGATCGATGTCCGCACCGCCATCTTCTTCAGCTTCTGGCTTTTCCTCAGCAGGCTTCTTTTCGACCGGCTTCTTTTCACCAAAGACCTTGTCGCGCACACGGCTGAGGAAGCCGGCATCATCGTCGGCTTCATTTACAGATTGAATCAGTCCGAACTGGAACATTAGTCCTCTTCACTGTCATTCTGAATAGTCATGCCGACGTGCATTTCTAGCTCTTCCCACTCGTCGACCAGTTTGTCGACGGCCTTGGCACATGCTTTGAATGCACCCATGTCACCGCCAAGGTCCTTGACAAGAGAGGAGAACTGTGAGTTCTCTTTGAAGACGCTTTCAAGAGTGAGGAGCGCGCGATCAATCTCAGCACGACGCTTTTTCCAGTGAATGACATCTGTCCCGCTGAGCTTGCTGACGCTTTCTTCAAGCGTACCATCGGAGAGAAGGGATTTCATGAGTTCCATGTGAGCACCTAGTAAAAATGTTGCTCAGTATTTATTGACGCGCTAGGTAATGGTACCTATTGAGGAAGGCTTGATAGGAGGCCAGTGGTGTCATAGGATGCGGGAACTTTTGGATCATTATGAGGGTCGGAACCGGTAGGTCCCAGTTGCGTCCTCTGGAGGGCATGAACTGGTAGCCTTCAATCGCCTGGGCAATCTTGTCGCAGAACTTGATAGCTGCCTTTTCGGTTGCGTTTGGCAGAGGGACCTTGATGTGACCGAAGATTGCCTTGTCCAGCTTGGCCTCAAGGTTCTTGAACGTGGCGGTCAGCTCAGGGATTTTCTTGATCGGTGAAGGGATGTCACCGAAGTAGGCTTCATGCCCGTCATGGAAGAGCGCTTGGATCAGAACGTTCGACGTGTTAGGTGCCATCGTTCGAATGTTCGCAAGGTCGCCTTTGACAGCCTCGGTCACGATCTCATCGAGCTTTCCAGAGAACAAATCCTCGAGAAGCTCAGACACGTAGATGGAGTGCTGCGCTACGTTGTAGGATGTTTCTGTGATCGTGTGGCCCGCGAACCGGGGAATGCGGCTGAGTGCCCAGGCAATGTCATCAACGCGGATGTCGTCTGGAGATGGATTAGACGGATTGACGAGCATGCCGCTCACCGTCTCAATGCACAAACTAACGTCTTTTGGACTTCTGTCCAGCAGTGTCTTTGTTGTTGTCATAGAAAGCCGAATCCTTATTCTTCACCCACTTGACAAACTTGACAATGTCTTCGTTCTCAAGGAGGCGCTCAGCGGTGTGGTAGTAGTTCAGCAGTTCGCGTTCGGTAAAGGTAGCGTGGATCTTGTTGTGACAGATTTTGTGCAGGGTCGTTGTGGCCTTGCCCTTGAAAGTTTTAGGGACAAGGTGGTGCTCGTCAACATTAATCTTGCCCAGTGGTCTTTGACACAGGGCGCACAGTTCTTCGCTTGTTGAGCTCGTCTGCTGCGTGGAGGATTGCATTTGCGTAATCACGTGCTGCGTGTTCGTGGAAGAGATGGTGTCCTTCGACCTTGACGCTGCCGGTCACAACGTACTTGATCGCATCTCGAAGGCGGATGAAGAACCTAACGAGAACGTTTGGCTCATCATGCCTGATGTACTGGGCCCACTCGAGCTGTTGGTAGATCGAGACGGTCATGTCATAGCCGTCCTCATCAAGCTCTATGACAAGGCTGTGACCATGGTCCAGATCTGTGCATTCACAAACAGACTGGAAGAAGAAGGAATCGTCGAACTCTCTGGTAAGAGAGATATTACGGGCTGGGAGCGTCATGACGTACCTTTACTGGCCGTCTTCATCCTGTGCCTGAAGACGGAAGATGAAGACGGCGTTGTGTTCTTGTCCTCAGGAACATACAAGCAGAACCCAGACTTGTCTGGGTTCTGCTTCCAGAGCTTAATAGATTTGGTTCTCGAGAATCTCTATTTGGTAATGTGATAGAAACTCTTCAAAATTAGAGCTTGGGCAAAGCTTCTCCGTACACGAAAAAACGTGAAATTTCATAAGGTGTATAATTAACAGCAAGAGTCTTAATGGCAGGTGCAACAGAATTATAGTTGAAGGACTTGTGTAACGTGTCATACGAAAATTCAGGATCATTTCTTATGTGATTGAAAAATTTCGTCACTATATCAAATTTGTTAGGATTATATTGCTGAATAAAGACCAGTGCAAATATATCCTGTGCACGCTCATCAAGAATTCTTTGCGCCGTTGTTTCCTTTAAAACATCCACATGCGATTTGATGTGTGTCAGACAATGGCCAAGCTCATGTGCTTCCAGTGCCAATATGAGATCAGGGATGTCTTTGATCTCAGTATCAGAAAAAATTAAATTCAGCATTCTTGAATTGTTGTTCACTGCAACATAAAAATTACATTTTTCATTAATGAATAGCTGACTTACGGGACTAGAACCTTCGGTGGGGTCTTTAATAATAAGTCCATGTGTTTTTGCACCATATGAATTACCGACAGCCATAACAAACTGTAATTTATCCTCCCAAACTTTAGAAGGAATGTTTACGTCTGCGGCCATTGCTGGGGTGATCAACATGAAAGCCAAAATTACAGGAATAAATTTCATTCTAAACTTTCCAGGTTTGATTGGTGGTTCATGGTTTGATTGGTGGTTCATGTGGGAATCGAACCCACAACCAAGAGTTTTAGAGACTCCTGCTCTAACCATTGAGCTAATGAACCATTCGTAAGAGTATAATATCACACTGCCAGGTAGATGTAAACAGTTAGTTGCGATATTTTGAGATGGGGAGGATAAATCCTCCCCATCCAACCTTACGCAGCTTCCTGCAATCTAGCTTCTCTCTGCACCGCAGCTTCAGCCTTAGAAGCCTTTCTTTCTTCGAGAAGGTAGGTAGCTCTATTTTGTTCTCTATGCAGATTGTACCAATCTGAAGATGTTCCCTCGCCTTCTGCTTTGATGGCGGCACGCATGTTTCGGATGTTTTGGGAGACCTCAAAATATTGGATCTTCCACTGAGCCTTGTAGGCGATGTATTCTTCACGGTTTGGAAAGTTGAAGGTAAAGGTCATATGTTCATGCTCCTTGATGGATGTTGAGAAGTTTCTTGGCTGCCTTCAGCAGCCGCTTACGCTTGATTTTGTAACTGTCAGATTCACGACCACCGAACATCTCAGCGTTGGCGTTGATTTCGGCCCAAGCCGTGAAATAGAGGATAAGAGCGAAGGGGCTTTCACAGAGGCACAGCAGGTCGTCGCCACGAAGAGTGTGAAACTCCATGTCGCGTCTAATAAGGGTCGCTGTGAAACCGTCTTCTAGGAAGATGTGGGAATACTGCTTCGCAGACCATGTCGCATGATCTGGAAAATGGCGTCGACCTTCTTCGTCGATCGTCAGACAGAGGTGCTTACCACAATCGTGATAGACGTGGTAGAGTTCGAGAACTTCAGGTGCTGGGCAGGTTGAGCCAACAGCATCCCACAGGTCCTGAAGTTCCTTGATCTCATGCTCACCAGCAGAAAGCTGCGAGATGAGAATTTTGTAGTGAGCATGAACCATCTGTCCATGCTCAAGCATGTTCATGCCCTTCGTCTGCTCGCATGAGGTCATCGCCTCATGGAGTTCGTCAATCGTGCTTGCGAAGTTCTACGACATTTTATCCTCCTTGAAATGGGTGTCGCGGTAGTTCTTCAGCCATGCGAGTGCATCCGCCGCTTCGGCTGTCCAGCGAGGGATGTGATATTCAAACTCTCCTTCAGGGCGGTTTTTCCAACCATCACCCTTGACAGGGGTCCACTTTTCAAGATGCGCGATCGCCTCATCAAGGGTGCGCTCTTGGTTCTTTCCAAAGGCACCGTCGATTTTTGAAGCTTGGTGCTTGCGAAGACCCTTGATCGTGTCGATGCCAACCAGTTCTTCAGCAGCGCACTTTGAGCAGGAGCAAGGAATGCAGGTGCAATCTCCGCAGTGCCAGCTCATCAGCGAACTGATGTAATAGTTGGTCAGCGTATCCACGCGTTGATCAAGACCGCATTTTTCCTCATCAGGACCATTTGGCAGGAAGTACTCAGGATCAAGGTGCTCCTTAACCTTGTTCAGGTCATAGAACTTTTCCTGAGTCAGGTGGAACTGGGCACTGAACATGTCCTCTTCCATCTCCTTGACCTTCACTTTGTACCAGAGGATTTCCTTCTCGTGTTCGTCAAGCTCTACGGTGGTGCGCAGTGGGTTCTTGCTGTAGGTAATTTTCATGATGCAGTTCTCCAAAGTTGCAGATGCGAAAGTGTATGTCGTTGGTCTTCAGTCAGAAGACATGCGATAGCGGTGAGACCCCAATCTTGATAGGGCTCACAAAACTCGGCCGTGTCGATGCCCCTCTCGTTCAGCTCATGTCTAAGCTGCTCGAGTTTTGCTCGATCACGGATCGTAAGATGGATAAAGGAAGGGTGGTCGTCTTCTGGTCGACCAAACCGGTAGGCGTGCTCTATGCCTGCGTGAGCGGCTTGCACTGCCTGCTGCGCGATCGGAATGTCGCGGCGAGAGATAGCGTAGAGATAAGTTTTAGAAGAGTTCTACATGGTACACCTTTAGGCTAGGGAAACCGGAACGATGCTGACTGACCGGTAGTTTTTCAATGCCAGCGTTTCTTAGATTGTTATTTATACCACGTTTCCAAACAGATGTAAACAGGAAAGTGGCGCTCCCGGTGGGATTCGAACCCACGACCCGCCGGTTTTAGGGACCGCTGCTCTGACCGCTGAGCTACGGGAGCGGATTTCTTTATTTTCTTCCTAGATGATAGCCTTCTTCTGTGTAATCTTGTAAATCAGATGCTCTTATTTTAATGGGACTACCATCTCTGCAAACCCACCTTGTGCCAAATTGAGAATTATTTTGGCCAAGGCCACGTCCCTTTAGAGATGCACTGATTTTCATTTTTGATTCATCTTTATGGCGCCTGCCCTTAAAAGTGCTAATCCAATACCCTCTTTTCTCTGCTGCTAGCGCTTTTGCAGCACGGGCAAATTCTATGTTCTTTTTTCCGGTGGCTTTCCCACCCAGAGATTGGGTTTGTCTGGTAAGTGTTCCATGGCTTTCTGTCCAACCTCCTTCACCACCGTATTTCAGATTGATGTTTAGAGGATCGGAAAGAAGTTCTTCATTAACGATCTCTTTTTCGCGGGCTTTGAGCGCCTCACGCGATGGAAGAAACTCGATGATCTCGCGTATGTGAGCCTCGTCTCCATACTTTTGACGAGAATATCCCAAGATTTTACCACTGCCAAGATAACCGTCGTCTAAGTTGTCTGTTGAGTGCATCCCAACGTAGAACTTACCCGTGACTTTGCAAGTTGTCCTGTAGATATAGTGGTACTTCTTGGGTCTTCGCGGCATCTTGATCTCTCCTATGGGTATTTATAGGAAAGGTACAAAATGTCGAATGAGAATGCGGTGGGACTCGAACCCACGACGGTCTTGCGACAACGGATTAAGAGCCCGCTCCCTTCGCCACTCGGGTCACGCATTCATATTGGAACACCGTACGGGACTCGAACCCGCATTACAACCTTGAAAGGGTCGTGTCCTAATCCTGTTAGACGAACGGTGCATAAACTTGGCAGGCCGTGTAGGAGTCGAACCCACGCTTCTGAGGTTGGAGCTCAGTGTGCTTCCGTAACACTTACGACCTATGAAATGGCCTCTCCGGAGGGATTCGAACCCCCAACCCAACATTCGTAGTGTCGGATGATCTCCAGTTTCACCACGGAGAGATTGATCTTGGTGCTCGATAGAGGAATCGAACCTCTGCCTGCTGATTACGAAACAGCCAGACTGCCACTATCCTAATCGAGCGTGATTTTCATTCTAAAGCGCAGCCCACAACTAAGACGCTGCGCTTGAGAATGAAGAAGCCGTGAAGCTTCTTCATCCGCCAAAATCAGACCTGGCTCGCACTCATCCAGCCTCATGCAGGTTCCCCGGCTGGGATCTAAGCGGTCCGGTTTTTGGTAACTCGGTGTTCCTAAACCGAGTGGAGGGTCTTACCTCCAGTAGAAACAGAAAAGGGTCCCGATTAAGGGACCCTCAGTGATTAGGAATTTGGAAAGAAAGTCTTGTTAGACTTGCGTTCCTCCATCACTGAGGGCATTGCGCTTATCATGCTGTTCATTTTGCTCAAAGCGCACGACAGCATTCTGGCAATTAAACTGCCAGTCTCGCTTCGTTGTTTTGAACATAATGTTCGACATAATGACGTAAGTGCCTTTCGTAATTTCAGCGGAATGCTGAGATTGTTTCGACGATATTTATGGGGAGCCCGCGTTTTCCTTGGATCAGAAAATCTGAGGAAGCAGCATTTGCTCTCCAACCGTTAAGCCTATTATACATCGCTCACCAGCAATGTAAACAGTTAGTTGCGCTTTTTCGCAACTATTTTTGGAGGAGTTAGCCCTCCATCTCCTCAAGCGCCATAATAATGGACTGCACGTCGCCTGCGTAGAAGCCGGCGGAGTTCATCGTGTTGATCTCCACGATCTTGATTCCCTCTGGAGTATCGCACACGTCAATGACGAACGCGCGATGCGGCTGCCAACCGCCAACCCACTCATCAGAGACAGCCTCGATCACGAACTGATCAAATCGGCTATCCACGTCTGATGAGTAGATCACCCGGTCTCCCCTCTTGTAGAGCGACTTGGTGACGATCTTTCCATTCACGATCCAGTAGCGGTACTCGGCGTAGATGACCTTGGGCTTGCAGACTTGAACGAGAGTGTCCTTCGTCAGAGATGTTCCATAATCCTCTTCGAGAACGCAGACCTTCTTCTGCCAATCCTCGAACTCGTCTTGATCGAACACCTTTCCGGCAAACACCTTGCTGTCCTCGATAGGACGGAGGAAGGCCATGTCAGTGAACTTGACGTCCTTGAATGGGACGACTTCGCTGTCAGCGTTCAGCATCCGGTGTCCCCAGTGCTTCAGCTGCTCAACGAAGTTGAAGGGTTCCAGATCGTAGACACCCGGATTCCAACCAAACTTGACGGCTGAGTGGCGCATCGAATACGAGCCAAAGCAGACGACCTTCTCTTGTTGCGGCTCTGGAGCAGGGACCAGCTCACCGATGAATGGGATCACCTTGTGCACCGAATACGGGATGCCCCAACGCTCGAGGACCTGAACCATGGTCTCCCATTCAGATTCCTTGAAGAGGTTTTCCTGAAGAATCCAGTGCATTACTTTTCCAGTTCATTAGGGGTGAAGGCTCTGCCTGCACGCCAGTGCTTTATGGTTTGGACATGGCCAGCTCGAACAAACTTTGCGATGCTGTTCTTGAACTGACCGTAGGTGAACTCGTCAGCGAGGCGGACCACATATCCTTCGCTTCGATCAAAGTTCAGATCGAACGCGATGTCCATGACGATCTGCTCATCCCAGATTCCATCGTAGAGAACCGGAACGTGCTTGAGGTTCAGAAGGTCGAAGTACTCCAGCGTCTCATCCCATGAGAGGCAGACATTCTTCTCGTTCCAGACAGAGAAGCCAAGGAAGTACGAAGGCAGCCCCTTGTAGTGGATGCTGTGTTCTGCCCAGAGGTTCTCACCGCAGATGCGCCAGTCCTCAGGGATTTCGTAGGAGATGCTGGACCAGATTTGCTTGACCCACGCGCGATCATCACCGCCTCG